TTAGCGGAGCAGCCGCAACACCCAGGCTGCCCCGGCGGCCACGAGTGCGAGCCCAATCGCCGCTGTCCCCCAGGCCACGAGGTCGGCAGCCAGCGCATTGCCGATCGTTTGAATTTGTTGCGCCGTCATCCTTGCACTCCTTTGTCGTCACCCTGTTCATGCTGTCATATGATGCGAAAAAGGAGGCAGGCTGCTGCCAGCCTGCCTCGATGGGCTCTCTCTTAGCCCACAATTGCGCGAACGCGCTTAAAGGCGTAGATCGCCAACGCCACGCCAATCAAAGCCGTGGCCCACAAGAGCAGATCGGCCCGCACCGTGGCCACATCCGCCGAGACCGGAAACAACTGCGCCTGCGACAGCGCCGGGACGCCCAAGGCGAAGACAAACGCCATGAGCAGCCCTCCGAGCCCTTTCACCCAACCCCATCCCTTCATACGGCACCTCCTTGTGCTGGTGGTGGTCACGTCCACCTACGCCGCCGGAACACTCGCCGACGGTCGAGCGCCTCAGTGGTTCTGAGGCAGAATCAGTTTGATGATCAGCCCTACGGCGAAGCCGCCGAGCCAAAAGATCGCCGTGAAGTAGGTCATCGCCTCAATCGCCGGCAGGTCCATAGAACACTCCTTCACCGATGAGCCGCATCGAGCCGTCCTCATAGACTTCCGAGACCGAGACCCCATACCGTCCAGTAATCTGCGCGGCCGTCAGGATCTCGCCGCTGTCCAAGAGATAGCGCCAGCCTTGACGGTTCTGACTCATTCCGGCTCCTCCGAGGATGCGCACGGTGCGCTTAGGAGGTTGTGGGCTCGCCGTCGATGGGACAGACGCACCAAACGGATTCAGCAGACTGCCCGGCGCCGATGGAGATGGAAGCGGAGGCAAGCTCGGAGCGCCAGTCACGACAGCTGCCGACATTCCTTTGGTGCTGCTCAGCGACGACCACGGACGCCAGAACATGAGGCCAATGGCAAACAAGCCCGCAGCGATGCCAATGGCCACCCGTGCCGACTTGAAGACCGTGTGACTGCGTTTCTCTTCCTGGATTGCCGCCGAGGCATAACTCGAATAGTAGGCGTAGATCGCCGGTGAGTAGGTCCCGACGAAGGCCCGGATGACCTCATTGTCTTCGGGGTTCCCGCGCACCTTGCCCTGATACTTTTTCGACAGGCCAACAAAGGCGAGTTTCCGAAACTTCACCGTCGCTTCAATCAGTCGTGTCACGCCTTGGGACATCTGGCGAAAATCTTGGCTCATGAGCAGAATGTCCACGCCGTAATGCCGATGGGTTTCGAGCCAGCGGAGCAGGCCCGGTTCGACCTTCTGCATGGACCGAAAGACGGTCTGGGCTTCGTCGATAATCACGGCGGAGCCAGGCTCGACATGGGGAAAAGCTTGGAGGACTTCGACGGAGTCCTTCCAGATCGTGATCTGTTGTTCGAGCGTTTGGAGGTCGATCCCAGTGAACAGGGAGAGCCGATCCAGGTAGATGCCATCGACCGCGATATAGAGTCGTCGGCCTTGTTTGACCCAGGGCAGGAACTTCTCGCAGATCGCGTGATAGGACTTCCCCGATCCTGGCACCCCTTCATACAGTTCGATCATCGGAGACTCCTCAGATAGACCCAAATCCACAGAGCGAGAACAACAGTCCAGGCATAGGCCCACCCGATGACGAGCTGATTCATGATCCCCACCGCACAAACGGGATCGTCTGCAAAATGAACCGCGTGCCCATGGCGCTCGCCAGGATGGCCAGCGCCTGACTCATGCCCGTCGCGCCCAGCACCCACGCATATTGATCCGGAATCACCGGCAGGGTGAGCCCTGCCGTGCCGATGGTGGCGAGCGTGCTGTCCGCCACGGAGAGCAGGGAATCCCAGATTCCGAGGCCCCAATCGGTCAATGAGAAAAAGAACTCCTGCAGCCAGCAATAGATCAAAGTCAGAATGGCCGTCATGTGCTGGTCTGGCCTCCTCCCACGAAGATGATGCGGTACGCCGCAATGGAGGCCGTGGCGATCACCAACGTCCGCAGCACCGTGAAGAACCAGGCCCATTGATTGAAATCGACTTGCTGGCTGCCGAAGAAGGCCGAGGGCAGCGCGATCACCGGCAAGGTCGAGGGCCAGGTGAGCGACTTCAGGAGATTCAAGGTGCCCAGTAAGCCGCTCGTCTCCCACGTCGTCTGATGCGCTTGTAGGACGGTCCCGAAGGTCCGACTCTCATGAGATCCCACCGCACAGGAGGTCGTCGCTTGGGTCTCTTCCTGCTGCGTCGTGGAACCGTCGGGATTCTGTGTTGTTGTCGTCGTCGTGGTTGTGGTTTGCTGTTGCGTGTTTTGCTGTGGCGTACTGGCCGGAGGCGGGACGTTATCTGCTACAACGATATCTCCGGCAGGCACGGGCTTCGGCTTCACCGTGGTTGGCATCTCGGTCGGCGTCACCGCTTGGGAGATGGTGGTATCGGCCGGCTGCGTGGTGCCAGTAGTCCCCACTGGATTGGTATGGGCTTCGACGGACTTCGGGTCACTCGGTGGCAGATTGGTCACATAATTCGTCACTTGCTGCGGAGTCGGTGCGATGAGGCCATCTTGCAACGGTGTTGGTGAACCGGGAATGCCTGTTCGGTGGCAGACATACAGACTGTAGCCGCCGACCGCAGGACCATTGACGAAGAAATTGCCGGTGAAGAAGACGGCCGTACTGAGGCTCTGGAACGGTCCAACCACCCAATCATGCTGATACTCGGTATCCACCGCGCACAGCGGGACATTCGTCGCGCTGAACTGAATGGTCGCATTGGGATAGGCAGGATTGCCTGGTGTATTGGTGCCAAAACCGGGGAATGTCTGTACGCCGGCGTTCGAGCTAGCGACCTGCCAGCCGCCTGGCGTGGACGCAGCCGTTTTGACCGCTGAGAGGTCGCTCTGTGAGTAATACATCTGGGCCAAAACCAGACCTGCACTCACTCCCAGTGCCGCCCAACCGACTGGACCGGCCACCATGCGCACGGCCATCGAGGCGGCAGAAGGTGCCAGAGCGGCTGTGGCGACTTGAGAGGCTAGCGCCGACCGTTGAGCCGCCAGATAGGCAATGCGTTCGGCCTGAGCCACCACCCGCGAATACTGCGTCGCGGTCTGGGCTAAGGATTCTCCGGGTCCAAGGCAGAGTGAGACAAAGAGGGCCCAGACAAACCCGAGATACGTCATGAGAGACAGGAATTTCACAATCGTCCGACTCCAAGGCCGGTGAGGAAGGCCAGTAACAGGACCGCGACGAGAACAATGGTGAGATCCATTGGCCTTCCTCCTCCTGCCGTTACTTCAGCACTTCCAAGGCCGACAGATCGAAGAACACCCGACCCGTCTGCTCGAACTTCCGCACTTCGATCGATGCGCGAGCCTGCTTGCCTTCAGCCTGCTTGCAGGCGTCAACCAACGGCATCTGATCCTCCGGAATTCCCAACCGGAGAATCCCCGGATCTTTGCCCTTCACATAGAGATCCACCGACCGAAAAACTTTCCCTTCCCGACTCCTCCGCTCCACATAGCCCTGCACCGCACCCTCTGCTTTGACTTGCATCGTCGTCTCCTCCTTCTGCTGAGTGTTGAATCGGATCAGCCAAGCGCCTGATCCACACGCCCCGGCCGAGCGGCCGAGATTTTGACAAGTACTGAAATTCCGAATCACATTCCGTGCAGCTCACAAATAAGGCGCCTTTGACCCATCGACAGGGCGCACCATGCGCGCCACAGCCAGGACAGCCGCGCCGCCAAGTACCGTTATGAAAGCTTAAGGACATAGGGGGTGCCTCTCTTTCGCTGCTTCAACAGGGCATAGTGCTTCTGGTTCCATCGTTTCGTGCCCGCATAAATCATCTCCGTCAAAAACTGATCACCGCGACAGGCCACGACCACGGCGAGCATGGGGCTGAGGACGTTGGCGAACCACGCGACGACATCATCCAGCCGTTGCTGAATGCGTTCGACCACGAGCCGACAGCGCCTGAAGCCTTCGGTCAACGCTTCCCACCAGCTCAACAAGGGCGCCCGATACTTCTCGTACGATTCGGCCTCTCGTGTGGTCTCTCGGAAATCGACATAGGAACGCAGCACACCAACCAAGAAGGCCCGCCAGTCTTCCGAATCCAGGGTGAGTAACGCCTTCGCGCAGGCCTGAGCCCGCTCCTGTTTGAGTTCCATTTCCCAACGGACACCGTATGAGGCCGCGTCCTCCCGTCCTTTGGCCTGCAGTTCAAGCCGTTTATCGTAGACCCGCAGCATGCTTTGGCTTTCCCGACTGCCGAAATACAGGGTCTCCCCAGTGCGGGTTCCCTCACGATGATTCGAAGCCTGGATGACTTTGAATTGCTTCGATCGGCTCACTAATTGTCCGGCCTCCACAGCCAGGCGGACGGTCTCCACTGCGACAGATGCCTCCCTGTCGTCCAGCGCCACATCGATGCGAGTGACATGCCCCTTTTGGGTAAAGATCCAGGCCAACACGGTCTTCAACTTCGTCTCGTCCCACTGGGAGACAATCCCGGCCGAGAGATCCACATGCACTTCCTTCGGATTGCGAGGAGCACCCGTCCCCAGTTTCCCGACGCCCGTTTTGCCTTCCGTCATCAGTTGCGCCACGGGATACCCGCGAAAGCCGGTCTCACTCTGGAACCAGTCACCCCCAATCAGCGCAATCACGTCGGCTACTTCAGCTTTGGGCAGCGTGAAAGCGAGCCAATCGATGGTCTGCGTGAACCCTCCAGAACCGTTCATTTCTTCCCCCTTGGCTTCTGTGCGATAGACGCCCCCGTCTTACCAAGTCGGGGGCTGGTCCGCTGCGCGCGCCGCCGGCTTGCGCCGCCGGTCGCGCTGCGCTGTCCCTTCTTCTTCTGAGACACAACCAAAGACGAACGATGCCCCTTGGCCTCCAGGGCTTCTTTCACACGCTCCAGGTTGAAACGCACAAACCGACAGAATCGATCCACGGGAATCTCCCCCTTGCGGTAGGCTCGGCGAATCGACTTGGGATTCACTTTGAGGGCGGCGGCCAACTCATCGACGGTCAACCAGGTGTGTTCCAT